ACTTCCAGGTGTCACCCTTAGTTTCAAAGGTAAATTTACTCCACTAGGCCCTGAAACGGACTTTGGATCATTTACTTTTGAAAGTGATGGTTATACCGATGCTAGGTTTACTGCACGACAAGTCTCAATGACAGTCACAGGCAGTACCACACAAGATTTTCAAGTAGGAAAGATTAGATTAGATGTACGTAACAGAGGTAGAAGATAATGGATCTATCCTCACAAAGACAGTACATACAACGAGCAATCAATGTTAAGTATTCTTTTGCAGCTACCACACAGCAAACTATCTATACAGCACCTAGCGGTGGTGATTTTGATTTTGCGATTGTTAGAGATTTCATAGCTTGTGACCATGGTAATCAACAAACCGATTTAGATGTATCAATTACTGATACTAGTTCTAATGAGTTTTTTCTTTACAAAGAACACAACATATCAGCACACGCCACTGAAGAGTTGGTGCTTGGTTCAGGAATCATTATCCAACAGGGCGAAATAATAAAAGCACAAGTTAATCATGCAAACATTCACTTGGTTTTAAGTATTATAGAATATGGAAAAGGCGACTAATAAAGTCACACCTATTAAAAAAGAACCTGAAGAATGGGAAGTTCAATGGGAACGCTGTAAGCCATACATAGCAAAAGCTATCAAACATCAAGATTCCTATACAATAGACGATATAGAGGATAAAATAAGACATGGAATATTCCATTTATGGCCAGCTAAGAAGTCGGCTATGATAACTGAATTTGTAGTATTCCCCCAAAATACAGCAATGAACTTGCTGTTTTGTGGTGGTGATTACAAGGAGTTAGAGGATATGTTGCCATCCTTAGAGGCATTTGCAAAAGCCGCTGGTTGTAAAAGATTATATGGCGGTGGCAGAAAAGGATGGTTAAAAAAACTAAAACATTTAGGTTTTAAATCAGAACATTTAATTAGAAAAGAACTATGAGTAAAGGCAAAACAACACAATCAGTCAGTCTACCAGCATACCAAGAAGCACAAGCAAAAGAGTTATTTCAAGCTGGTAAACAATTAGCTGGTACACCATTCGTTCCATATACAGGCCCTAGAGTTGCTGGTTTTAATCCAGATCAACTAAGACAGTTTGAAGCCACTCGAGGTTTATTTGAAAGCGGTATGCAGTATGATCCTTTATCTGGATTGCAAGAGTTAGCACAAGCTCCAACCCCAACAATTCAACCAATAACAGGATTTCAAGCTCCAACCATACAAGGTTTGCAAGGCCCTCAAGCTGAACAGATTGGTGGCGTTTCAACCCCGCAGTTTAGAGGCTTATTAGGAGCTGATATTGGTGCTTATCAATCACCCTATCAACAACAAGTCATTGAGCAATCTATGGCTGACATCCAAAGACAAGCTGATATAGCTAGAGGACAATCACAATCCCGAGCAATTGGTGCTGGTGCTTTTGGCGGTTCAAGATCTGCTTTATTGGAGAGCGAATCACAAAAACCCTACATCGAGCAAATGGCTAGAACTGCTGCTGGATTAAGAGAATCTGGTTTCCAACAAGCACAACAAGCTGCATTATCCGATTTAGCAAGACAACAACAACTTGGTATATTTGGCGCAGGGCAAGAACAACAAAGAGCATTAGAACAAGCAAGGTTAGGTCAACAAGCTGGATTAACAGGGTTTGAAGCACAACAACAACGAGCTATGCGACAAGCAGAATTAGGTCAACAAGCAGGACTTGCTGGTCAAGATATTCAAGCAAGAATGGCTATGATGCAGCCAGAATTAGAGTTACGCGCAAGACAGCAACAAGCAGGATTGCTTGGGGGCGTGGGCGCGGAGCAACAAGCAAGACTTGGACAGCTTGGTCAGATTGGTTTGCAACAACAACAATTACAACAAATGGGTCTACAAGCACCTTACGAAGAGTTCCAAAGAGCTTTGGCTTATGGGCCTCAACAGTTTGGTTTATTGGCTGCGGGTCAAGGGGTTACAACTCCAACAACCACCATGTCGCAAAAAACTGGTTTAGGCGATGTTTTAAGTGGAGCAGCGGGATTACTTGGCTCTGCTTGGACTGGCGGGTTTAATCCATTTGGTTTTTTAGCAGGTAAATAAAATGGCTGTAGATTTTAAAAATTACGATTTTACTAACCCAATGGGTTTGCTGAATTTACAACCAAAACAGCAGTTTCAAGTTGATCCAATGCAAGTACAAAAAGCTCAAAATAATTTTCAGATAAATCCAATGAAGTTTCAGGTTGATCCATTGCAAGTTCAACAAGCGCAAATGAAACAAGCGCAAGAACAACAAACCCTAATGGATCGCAGACAAAGAGCTGGCAGCATGATGTTGGCATTAGCAGATGTTTTAAAAGGCAGAGATCCATCAGCGGGCGTAATACAAAGACAGAAAATGTTAGAAGACGCGCAAATAAAAAGACAAGAACAAGAAAAATTAAGAAAATTTGAAAACATTTCCAAAAACATAAAAAGAAATCAATTTGATTCAAATAGAGAATATTATTCAGCGCTGGGAACAGAGTATTTAAATACTGGTTTTTTAGACCAAGGAATACAATTGCTAGAATTAGGCAAACCCGTTACTGATGAAGATTTTAGAAAAGATACTTTGTCACAAATGACTCAGGTTGAAAAACAATATAAGCCAGTAAAAGATAATATACAAAACTTTCAAAAATTAGATATTGCATTAAATTCTGATTCTGGTACTGGCGCATATACAGCATTGGTTTTTTATCTTAAAAATTTAGATGGCTCTGTTGTAAAATCAGAAGAAGTAAATACTTTTAACGCAATGCAGGGATTATTGAAAAACATAGAAAATCAATATGAAAAAACTAAAGGAGAGGGAATGACTGATGAGGTAAAGGCTCAGTTGCGTAACATCTCTGCTGCTGCAACAGCATTAACTGTTAAGGGGTACGAAGACTATCAATCTGGAGCTAGAAAAACCTATCAATCGCTTGGCTTAGATCCAGATTTAATATTAAGACCATTCCAAATAGATGTGTCTAATATAAATTTAAATACAGTAGATCCAAAATATTTTGAAGAAAAAATAACTGGCGGGGTAGTTCAATAGTGGCAAAAACTTTTAGATCTGATAAGTATGGTGATTTAGAAATTCCAGATAATTTTGAAACTTTATCAGAAGAGGATCAGCAAACAATATTAAGAAATGCGGTTAAACAGAAAAGATTTAGCCAAGCATCTCCTATGTCAGCGCTAGATTATGTAAAAGAAACAATGGCAACTGGTTTGCAAGGCTTGACTCTAGGAACATCTGAAGAAATAAAAGCTGGGTTAGCTGAATTAATACAAGCTCCAGTGACAGCTTTTACTGAGCAAGAGTTTGGAGAAACTTATAAAAGAATTAGAGACAAAGAAAGACGGGAATTAGAAGAGTACGCTAAACAATATCCAAAATCTGCAACAGCAGCAAGTATTGTTGGTGGTATAGCTCCAATAGTTGCCTCTACTCTTATAGGAGGGCCAGCAGGCGGAGGCGCGGCAACCGCATCAACCCTTGGAAGGGTAAAAAGTGCAATAGATAGCAGCAGACTTCTTGCTGGCGGAATGACTAAACCTGGGGCAACTTTAGGACAAAAATCTGTTGAAAGTTTAAAAACGGGAGGAGCGTTAGGTTTGGCTGGTGGTTTTGGATATGCTGAAGGATCTCCGCTAGAAACAGGTTTGCAAACAGCTGGAGGGGGAGTTATTGGTTCTGCTTTAGGAGCTGTATTGCCTCCTGCTTTATCTGGAACTGGGTTTTTATTAAGTAAATTATTTTCTCCCGTTATCAGCACAGGAAAAAAACTTTTTAGCAAAAAAACGCTAGACTTTACAAAAGAAGAAGAAAAAGAAATTGAAAAAATTAGCAATTTATTTTTAAGAGATGAAGTAGATATTGATGAAATTATTTTAAAGATACAACAAAATGTTAGCGCAGATAAATTAGAAGATATAACGCCAGTTGAAATATTGGCTGATTATGGCGGGGATGCGGTTAAAAGAAAATTAAGAGGAATGAAAATTGAAATTCCTGGAAATAAAATTGAAAAAACTTTAAAGGAAAGAGGCCCTGGAAGTGTTGCTCTTAAGGGAGAGGATTTGTTGGAAGATAATGTTTCTAATATTCAATCTACAAGAATTATTAAATCTTTAAAAAACTCAGCAGATAAAGTTGTTAAGACAGAGGGTATAAATCTTGAAAGCGGAATAGATGAATTAGAGCAAACGATTCAGAAAAAAGTTAGCCCATTATATAAAAAAGCCTTTGAGTTAAATACTAAAATAAAAAATTTAGATGTTTATAAATTTTTAGAAGTTCCAATAATTAAATCTGCTTATGAAAAAGCTAGAATCGCTTATTTGGAAGAAACTCAAAAAAGAAACCCTGGAATAACTGTTGTAATGGATGACTTGGGAATACCAAGCCTTGAAGCACTTTTAATTAAAAATCAAAATGGTCAAGTTATTGGCGTTAACAAAGAACTTCCACTGGCTTTTTTAGATCAAATTAAAAGAGCTGCGGATAGCACTACATTTGCGCTAAAAAAATCAACTGGTGCAGATAAAATAGACAGCAGAACAGTAAGCAACAGGAAAGATATTTCAAATCAATTTAGAGATTTGGTAAAAAATTCTGTTGATGGTGATGATTATATTAATGCTTTATCACAGTCGGCGGATAAGTTTGCATTAAATGAGGCTTATGATTTAGGGCTGAAAGCAAAAACATTAACTAAATCTAAATTTGGGCAAACAATTGATGTTCAATATGAATCATTAAAAACACAAGCGGAAAAAGATGCCTACAAAATAGGTGCATTTCAAAACATATTAAATGAGATAGGCGAAACAGCGAACACCACTAATCTTGCAGAAAAATTAACAAATAAACAGGCTCTAGTAGATAAGTTAAAAGTTTTATTTTCTGGAAGCAGTGATGAGTTAAGAAATTTTATTAATAGATTGCAAAGAGAAGATGTAATATTTCAAACAGGACAAAAAGTTTTATCAGGCGGAGGTAGAGATTTAAACACTCAATCCGAAGGATTTAGAGGATTTTTAGCAGATGTTATGGTAGGTTTAACAGAACCAACTGGCTCTGCTGGTATTAGAGCGCAAGCAAAATTAGCACAACAAGGTAGCGATATTTTATTTGATACTGCCAGCAAACAACAAAAAGCCTTTCAAGATATTATTTTATCTCGCGATCCCAAAAAGCAACAAGATATTTTAACGCTGATGAAAGAAATGCAAGAATTACAAAGAAGAGAGGCCGCACAAAGCAACCTTTTAAGGTCAAGCACCCTAAGAACTACAACTCCGTATTCAATGGAATCATTAAATCAATTGTTATTTGAAAAATAACCCATGCCCCTAGCAACAGAACGAGTTGGTCGTTTTGGTGAATATCTCACAGCAGCAATCCTCTCTCAAGTTTCTGATACAGTAAGCATCGTTCCACACAACGCATCCGCAGACATCATCTTTGAACACAACCTAAAGCTGTATAAGTGCCAGGTCAAAACCCAATCACAAATAGAAGAACGCAGGGGCAACTGGCGGTTTGATATGCGTAAAGGTCAAAAAGTTGCCGATAGAAAATATAAAAATAATGAGATAGATATATTTGCTTTTGTTTCTATAACCCACAGAAATGTGGTCTTTTCTAAACCTTTAGACCAAGTTCAACTAACCATCGTTGATGAACACATGAAGAACAATGATGCTGTTAAAAACATCAAAGATATATTGAAAGATCTTAGTTAGATATTATCAATATCAAATACAACTTCTTGATCCTTGTAATGCTTAACGGAGTGTATTCCTACTTGCAGGAAATACTCCGCTAATGCTTGAGGATCTTTGTTTTCCAACCCAGCTACATCTATCAAAGAACGCGCAATGTGTCTGTTTACATAAACAGGCGTATTGTTGTTCCTCTCATTTAGAACTGGATCTTCAAAATCAAACAAGTTCATTGCTTTACTCCTAGACCTTTACCTCCAAAGTATGTCGGCCTATTTTGTTACCCTCTCCGTCTACGCCATGTACGAGCTGTAGTTCAAGATCAATAGATTGTTTTGCTTTAAGCAAATCTGTCACCCTGTCATCTTTCTTTCTAGTTATATATTTAACAACATCTGAAAGACATGGACTCAAATTATTCGCATAAGCATACACCTTTGGCTGTATCTTTAAACTTGTATAATGTTGTCCACCTACCTGGTTATTGATCGCAAGCATATCAATTGCTTGATCCCATTCCTCTGGCGTTGCATTATCTATACTCATATTCTTCTCCTTTTTTATAAATATATTTGCATATCATATAACTTTAGTGTAAATTTAACAACATTCAAATACAAAAAGGGAGTATTAGGAAATGACAGACACCGATAAAGTCTTTATAGACACTAAGCAATTAGCTAAAAGGTGGGGCAAAAATCCACACGCGCTATCAAATTTAAGGCGCAAAGGCGGAGGCCCTAACTATTATAAGATCGGCGGTAAAGTTCTTTATGATTTAACAGAGATCAAAGAATTAGAAGAAAGCTCATACGTTTCCAATGGCTCACGCAATATTTAGCCCCTCATCCTCAGATCGCTGGTTTAAATGCCCAGCGAGCGCGTACCTAAACTATTCAGCAGAATACAAGGTAGGCATCCCTGCGGCTACAGGAACACTTATCCATGAGATGTGTGAGATGTTATTAAAGGGCAGACTCAAAGACATGACCTTGCGTGATTATTGGTTAGGTAAAGTTCAGGTGGTCGAAGACTTTGAGATAGAAGTTGATGAGGATATGATTGCGTGCGCGGAAACTTATGTAGAGTACATACATAAAAGAAAAGAAGAATTAAACGCCAAGATGTTGATAGAAGAAAAAGTTTACATGGATGAGATATCAACAAAATGTTTTGGTACTGCTGACACAATATTAATTGGTGAAGATCGCATCGCTGTTATAGATTTAAAGTCTGGTAAGTGGGGTGTAGATGTCGAAAGGAATAAGCAGTTAATGATTTATGGTCTGGGTGCGCTCGCGCGGTATGGGGATGAGAACACCACCATGGAGCTGACCATTGTACAACCACGCGGTTGGCATAAAGATGGCGCTATAAGAACATACGAGATTTCAGCTACCAATCTGGTTGATTGGGGCTACAACGATTTGAAACAAGCAACAGATGCTTGTGACGAAGAAAACCCACAATATGCGGCGGGAGATCATTGCAGATTTTGTAATGCCAAGGCAGATTGTGATACTTATAAAACTACTCTAGGAGAGAAATATGGTTGAAGAAAAAAAAGAACCTATCTTTACAATTAATCGTGAAGATGGAACTACAAACGAGGTTTTTGAATCTGATTTAGATGAAAAAACAATTCCATTAGCGAATGAGCTTACAAGTGTTAACCGCACAATACAAAGCTTAAGGGAGTCTGATCTATTTAAACAAGCTTTAAATCTTACCCAATCCCTTAGAAGCCTTGAAAGGGATGCTAGCAATTTAGCCACACAATTAGACTCTGCTTTGTCAGAAGACTCTAAAGTTGAGGTGGTTGAATGAGTCTAGCCGCAATACAAAAGAAAGGTAAGGTTAAACCGCCAAGGCTTATATGTTATGGCCCAGGTGGTATTGGTAAAACATCTTTTGCCGCAAGCATGGATAAATGTGTAATCGTACAATCTGAAGATGGTATCGGAAAGATTGAGTGCGATCACTTTCCAGTAGCAAAGACCTATGAAGAGTTTATGACCAACTTAAATTCTTTACTTACAGAAGATCACGAATTTCGTGTTGCCTGTATTGATTCATTAGACTGGTTAGAAACTTTGTTATGGGATCATGTCTGTAAAGAAAATGGTTGGGCGCAAATAGATACACCTGCATATGGTAAAGGCTATGTTGCGGCTCTTGACAAGTGGAAAGAGTATGTTGAGGTTCTTAACAGACTTAGAGATGAAAAGTCTATGACTGTGATACAGATTGCACACAATCAGATTCGCAGATATGAAGACCCATCTAATGATCCGCATGATCGACATGAAATCAAACTACATCGTAAAGCTGCTGACTTATTAGTAGAACATAGCGATGCAGTCTTTTTTGCCAACTATAAAGTTGGAACTGTACAAGTCAAAGGCAAGATGGGTATGACTACCAAGACTGTTGCTGGAGACAGAACTATTTTTACTGAGCAAGCACCTGGTTATATGGCCAAGAACAGATATGGCTTGCCTAGTGAGATGCCTTTTGAGTGGGCAACCATAAGAGAGGAAATGTTGAAATGAGCCGATTAGGAGAAGTTGAAAGAGTAAAGAGAACCTTAAAACTGTTTGATATGATCTTGAATAAACACATAGATTCTATCAACCCAGAGGACAACTCTTTACCTATCGATGGATTACATTGGCTTATTTCAATGCAGGCGGATTGTGAGGATTTAATCAAATACTTATCTGATTATGATTCTTACGATCCAGGTTAATTAATATATAGATATAAAGGGTATCAATATGGATATAAGTAATTTTTTCGGCGATGTGGAAGTTGTCGAACAACAAACGGATATAAAACCAGGACGATATGATCTTGAGTATGTGAATACTAATGAAGAATTAAGATCGGGTCAGAATGGTTGGATGGGTATGCAACTTAACTTTAGGATTGCGGGAACAGGATTACAAACAGGTTTTACTGTGACTGTTGCACATGACAATCCTAAGTATGTTGGTTTTGGTATGAAAGAAATGGCAGGTCTTGCAAAAGCAGCTGGCATTACTGGAACTTTAAAAGACACTAACGAGCTTAATGGTAAGACAGTTAGTTGTATGTTAAAGCTAAACGAAAACAACTACCCAGAGATCGACTCTAAGTTTGGTAGCAACTGGCAACCAGCAGAGGGTAAGAAGGTAGAGGCAAGTGCGCCGACACCTCCGAAAGTAGAAGACGATCTTGGCGACAAGATCCCTTTTTAATCCATTAATAAGTAAACCATCGCTGTGCGCTTTTTGTAGAGCGCCAGCGAAAGGGTTTGTATATGGTAAAGATCACACTTGGTTTGGAGCTTGTAGCATGGATCACCTAGATAAAATCAAAAAAGGTGAACAGCTTAAGAATGTAGCGCAGATGAGCAACGAGGGCTTAGATTACGCGATCAAACAAACCAAAGACATCTATCTACAAATAGCCAAGGACACAGGTTCTTATGTTATGCACGAATGGGATAGAGAAAAAAGAGAACTGCTATTTGGTAAGGCTGTAAGAGAATATCTTAACTGGGCTAACCACCAAGCAGAAACAGGAAAATTGGAGAGAACATTAAGAGATGGAACTGACTAAATGGTATGGAGAGAAAGGCTTAGTCATTGATGATAACTTTGCTTTTGCCAGTCAAGGCAACAGCACAGATGATTTAATACGCGAGATGAATAACCAAGGGTTGTTTGTCAATTCATTAGACTTAACAGGACAGGTAATAAGAGTACCCGTTCAATCTGCGCCTGGTGTTAGACCAGACAAAGGCAATGAGCGTAGCGGTTGGTATGTTATCAATGAGCTAGACGGAAATTATTTTGCAACTTTTGGCAACTGGAGAACAGGTGAACAACACAAGTGGTCAAGCATTAACACTAATCAACTATCAAACATTGATAGAGTCGCACTACAAAAAAGAATGGAAGAAGCTATTGAGCGGGCCGAAGTAGCGAAGAAAGTTAGGCATGATGAAGTAGCTAAAGAAGTAAAAGAAAGATATAAAAACTGTCAGCCCGTGATCTCGCATGAGTATCTAAATAGTAAAAATGTTAAAAGTTATGGATTGAAACAACTGAACGGAAGTTTAATTGTTCCTGTTATCTCCGCAGTAAGCGGAGAGGTGCGTAGTTTACAGTATATAGATAAGAAAGGACAGAAAAGATTTGTGAGCGCGAGCGAAATCAAAGGCAATGTTTTTCTCATTGGGTGTGAGCAAGCAACATTAGCCACGCAAGAAAACCTAATCATTGTCGAGGGATACTCAACCGCAGCTACAGTTTATGAATCAACGAAGATACCGACAGTTTGCGTATTTTCGGCGAACTTTACTATGGAGGCTGTGACTAATATTCGCAAGATATCTCAGGCAAGATTATACATAGCCCTAGATAACGATGAGAACGGCGTAGGAGAGAGGAAAGCTAACGAGGTAGCATCTGCTATTCCTAACTGTTTCGTGCGCGTGCCGAGTGCGAGAGGAGACTATAACGATTTAGCTAAAACTCATGGATTAGATAGAGTTAGATTAGAAATATTGAACCAGGGTTTAGGTCTAACCAAACACCCCATTAGAAACCTAGTTAAAGAACCACCGCCAAAAGTTTGGCTTGTGGATAAACTGTTAGAAATATCCAAGCCTGGTATCCTTGCCTCGATTGGTGGGGTAGGTAAATCCATGATGGCATTAGATTTAGCTATTAAAGTATCGCAAGGCTCTGGAATGTGGTTTGACCATCCTATACTTAAAGGCGGTAATGTGGTGATACTATCAGCCGAGGATGACTTGGTTGAAATCCATAGACGAATCAATGCACTAGACAAAGGTAATAAAAGATTTGATGCGCCTTACGATGTATTCACCCATACTATTCCAGATCAACCTGAACCTTTAATTCTTATTAGAGATGATTCAAAAGGTTTACAAATTACCGATCAAGCTAGAGAACTCTTAGCTGAATTAGAAACCATACCTAATTTAGAACTGGTCATCATTGACCCAATCCAAGCCATGAGTGGAGCGCCGATTAGTTCATCTAATGAAGCTGCTCAACTTTACTGTCAACTTTGCGCCTCTATCTCCTCGCGCTTTAACTGTTGCACCCTAAGTATTCATCATATGTCAAAGGCGGCTCTCCAAGCTGATGACGACCCGATGAATGTGCGCAGTAAGATACGAGGCGCATCTTCTTTAGTCGATGGTCATAGGTTAGCAATAGCCTTGTGGTTAGCGAATGAAGAAGAAGCGGAGAGAATTTGTATTGATAATGGAGTGGATTATGAGCGGTTGCGCGTGGTGAAGGGTGCGGTGGTGAAAAGTAATTCATCCGAAGTCGATGTATCAATCAAGACATTGTTTAGAAAAGAGGCCGTGCTTGAGCCTTACAAAGAGAGCAACTTTAATTTTGGAGATTTTTAATATGATTAATTACCCGTGCGGATGGTTTGATGTAGAACAATTACCTGGAGGCAAAAAATGAATGTATTAAGTCTGTTTGATGGTATGTCTTGCGGAATGTTGGCCTTAGATAGGCTAGGCATTAAAGTCGATAAGTATTACGCAAGTGAGATTGATAAGTATGCCATGCAAGTGAGCGGGGCTAATTACCCAGAGATTATTCAAGTCGGTGATGTGTGTGATTTAAAGTCAGAAGATTTTAAAAACATAGATTTAATTTTAGCGGGTTCACCATGCCAAGGATTCTCATTAGCTGGTAAACAACTTGCATTTGATGATCCAAGGTCTGCATTGTTTTTTGAATTTATTAGGCTGTTAAAAGAAATTAAGCCGAAATATTTTTTATTAGAAAATGTAAGAATGAAAAAAGAATTTTTACAGATTATCAGCGAGCAAGTATCAGCCTGCTATCCTGAAATAACTTTTGGCATTGACCCTATCTTTATTAATAGTTCTCTTGTTAGTGCGCAATCAAGGCCAAGATATTACTGGACTAACATTCCAGGAATTGAGCAACCTGAAGAAAGAGGTATTGTATTAAAGGACATTTTAGAAGATAGAAATATTGAGGGTTTATCAGAAAAAGCCATTGCATACATGAATAGAAGCTCGCCTAAATGGTCGAATGGAAAAACTAGAAAAGATATTTATATTAAGCGTGAAGATCAAAAAGGAGATTGTTTAACAGCAAATATGCACAAGGGCGTTCCTTATGGTGTTATTGAAACAACAAGGCCAAATAGTTTAGTTGACGATACTAATAACTTACCAAAAAAGTCGCAAACAATTAAATCCCAGTATTACAAATCATCTAAAGCAAACTTTGAGAGAAGTGGTACTTTTCATGCAACAGGAATACCACAAAAGTTAGTTGAAATAAAAGCGGGGGCCTTTAGAGCAAGGTCGCTTGATGAAAATGGTAAGCGCGTTGCCTGGAAAGATGTTAAACCAAAACAAGTGTTGGAAACAAGGAAAGATGAAAAAAGTAATTCAATTACCTCAGTTCAAAAGGACAATGTTTTAACTAAAGATGAAGTCTATTGGCGCAAGCTAACACCTATTGAATGTGAGCGCTTGCAAACAGTACCAGATAATTACACTAATCATGTCAGCAACACTCAGCGTTATAAAATGCTTGGTAATGGTTGGACTATAGAAGTGATTGCTCACATATTAAAGGGCATGGAAGTATGAGCGATGCAGTTAAAGGCGTAGTCTTTATTGATGATGCTATTGATCTAAGCCATGATGAATTAAAAAAGAAGTTCAAAGAAGCGGTTGAGAACAATGAGATCAACCATTTTGAAATACAAACGAGAGGTAAAGAATGAAATGTTTTAATTGCAATGCCAATATGGAAGTAATAAAAGAAACAGATATTAGTTATTACAACTATTTATTTAATCTAAAACTTACTTTTGAATGTAAAGAATGTGGAGCTGTGGCAAATGCCTATCCACCCAAAGATGATAACCAAAAGGTGAGTCATGGCGGGTAAAGGTGATAAACCAAGAGATTTAGTCTACAGCCAAGAATACCGAGATAATTTTGATAAAATCTTTGGTAAGAAGAAACCAAAAAAGGAGCAAAAAAATGAGACTGATTCTAAGCGAAAAAGATAAACATATCATCGTGACTGTACTCGGTGATTACGCCACCGAGATAGATAGACAGAGTACCAAATCCAAAGAAGATTTAGATACTTATAAAAGAATTGAGAACATTATTAGTCAAGTAGCCTTTGGGTTTGACAAGGAGGAGAAAGAAGAATGAACCATGAAACGATGATGAAATTAGCCTTAATCGGCTTGTTATGTTGCCTGGTGGTATTGGTTAGCTTGTAGCAAAGCGCTACAATGCTTGTAGCATAACGCTACAACGACTATAGCAAAGCGCTACAACACTATAAGCATAACGCTACAAATATCCGTATATATATACATATATATATAGAGACAAAAACCCTAATCGGGTTTTGTGTCTCTTAAGAAAGAAAGGAGAAGTATGAGAGAAGAATTAAAAAATTCCTGGTGGGTGAGCGCGGGGAACATTGAGCGCGAGCGCGAGAGCGCACTCATATCCATCGAGTTCGATAAAACCTTTCGCGATTATTCAAAGTTAAAAAAAGAAATCTGGAATCTCTATCGCACGCACGCGGGGAGAACTGATCTCTCACCCGTGAGCAAGATTTTACTCTGGTCAGTCTGCGAACGCTACAGATGGCAAACCTGGAGTAGCCACGATGCCATTAGTTATTATTGCAAGATGATAGGGGTACATAGAACTAGCGCGAGTCGTGGGATGAGTGAGTTATTAGAGAAAGAAATACTTTGGTGTGTGCTAGAGGGTGAGCGTAAGCGGTTAAGGAAATCGCAAGCGGGTGGGAAGAAGCATTTTCTATTGGTTGGTTTAGGTGCGCACTTGCGCGAGCAGGTGGGGCGCGATAGCTAACTGGGGGAAGGAGAGTAAAGCTATCTTGGTGCGCCCCGTTGATTGGTTAGGCTATTATATCCCCGTTTTTAAATATTTTTGCCATTTTTAGGCCTTGCGGTGAGACAAGTACCCAATTGCCATTTTTGTCTTGGTGCGAGCGGGTGCGGGAGGGGTATTCAATATCTCCGCGCAAGCTGTAAGTTTCTTTCATATGGTTAATGTATTTGTATTCCGCTATTTCGTATGACATTATCTATTCCCCCAATGATTAACGATTAGCCATAGCGCGAGGATTATGACTAACCAAATAAGAAAACCAATACCAAAGATAAAGCCGAGTGTTTCAATCATTTATCTATTCTCTTTAAAAGATTTCTTATATCTTTTTGGTTTAAATGATCTATGTCAAAATCATAGGCAGTAAATGTATAACCTCTCGGCGTGTTTTTATATGCTTTAGGTATATCTCCTGTTTTTATTGCATATGCAGATAATAATAAATACCAAATCATTGACGAATCATCTTCGTGCAGTTGATCTAATATTTTTCTTGCGCTTGGTTTTGGTATCGTACTCATAATTTACCCCCGCTATGTGATTCCTGGACTATTACATCCTTTTTGCGCTTATCCTCGTAAGTTTTAATAATCTTTCCGCACGGATAGGTTAAGAGCCAGTAGTCCTTACCAAAGTTTTTGCTCATGCTTGGGATGTTTTCCCTTTCGGTTTTAAGCAAGCGTCTAGCTTCCTCTATCATTTCTCTGTGTTGTGTCATGTTCTACCTCTCTCTTGGTGTTGTCATACTCTTGCTCGGTTAAGTAAGAATATGAAGTTAAAAACTCTTCTTTAGTTAATATTTCAAAGTCCGCCATTTTTTCCGCATCATCTAAAAAATTAGATTGAGATAAAGACGGCGGACAATGAAGCCATTTATTAATTTCGCTTGGTGAGTATTTAGCGTGTGTCATCTTCGTTCTCCTCAACTGAAATAACATCTAAATTTGTATGGTGTGCATCTTGTGAATTAACACCATAGCTTTCAGCTTGTTCTGCTGCATCTTCTATATTGTCAGCATCTATATCTAAGTAGTGAGTTTCAATCACCTCTAGTTTTACTTTATATTTCATTCTTCCCCCATTGGTAAATTTAAAAGTTTATCGATTCTGTGTTCGTCTAACGATACAAAGCGTAAGATTTCTTCTTGCTGTCTGTGTGTTAGATCGTCAAAGCCTTGTATATACTTTTGCGGATTGTCGAATAGATCGCGCAAATATTTAATGATTTCGCGCCTAGCGAATTGTTTAGGCGTTAAGTTATTTATTTTCATAGTTCCCCCTTGGTTTTATAAGTTTTTAAAATGGTCTTAATCTTATTGACTAAGTCTTGGTAATTTTTCGCGCTGTATCCGTTAGCCTTGAATAGTTCCAAGGCCTTAGGATTGATTAGCGGGTTGTCGTCAGTATGCGCCAAAAAGAAGTTTAATAACTCTAATTCTTGGCGGTTAATCTTTGGCTTGTTGAAGTTATATCTTTTTATACTCATGGTTAGGCGTCCTCTATGTCTATAGTTTCTAAATCTTCTAAATGTTCCCATTCAACAGAGTCATTAATAATTGCATCATCAAGTTTAGGCTCTACATCTTCCCAGCTTTCCGCATAGATGTAAGTTTCCTCTTTGATAACCTTTTTTCTAATAACTCTAAATTCTGTTAATGTGTCAGCGCTCATTAGATCACCTCCTTTTGTTTAGTAAAGGTTAGAGTTCCGCTAGGGTCTGAATAAGTAAGCGTTGCATGATCTTTTAGAAAATGTAATTGCGCTATAAATTCATCATCTAAACCCCAATCATCCGAATTGATGAGCGTATAGAGAGAAACCTTTTCTTTTGGTACTTCTCCATAACCATCAACCCAATCAACAAGGTATATTTTTCGCTCTAGCTTAATTCTTTGCTTGAGTTCTTTGGCATTTCCATAAAAGCGTTTGTTTCCAAAGTTAGTAATAATATTCATTAGATCACCTCCTTACAGAATATTTCATCTTGTGGTATTTCTACAGTATGACCACCATCAAGCGCCCATTCATACAATCTGTCTCCGAGGATTTCTTTTAACCTTGGCATATCATCATTAATAATTTTATTCCAACATGTTGGGGTTGTTGTGTATCTGATACCCGCAAGATCAACCTCAGTTCTATCAAAACAAGTCCAGCTATTTTTTGGAAATGTTTTAACTTCTTCCACTTCATCCCAACAGTAAAAACCGCCAAAGTAATATAATTCCTCTCCGTTGATTGTCTCCGCTTGGATGCTCTCAAGTTCGGCTAAGAATTCTTCATTTTCTTTTTGGTATTCTTCGCTCATGTCTTTTAATATGCTTTTTTCATACTCAATAAAAGCATCTCTTGTTGCTTGGTTAAAATAAGGGTTTGCCCATCCGTTCCAATATCTATTATTTGGATCGTATGCGCCCTCAAAGGTTGGGAAGTCCTCATAATCTGAGAATGTAAATTTTGCTTTAACAAGATTCATTAGATCACCCACGATATAAGAGTTAATAAGGATGCAAAGAAAAATATAATTATTATATTCTCGGTAATTGTCCGCGCTTGGTCTGTCCAATGTTGCGGTTTTCTTGGCTTGTGTAGCTTGTGCGCGTAGTCTTTCATCTATGCCACCTCTTGCGATTTATGAACAACCTGCACTCTTACATAAGATAAAATATTATCTTCGTTGTAGTCCCATAGCTTATATGTTTCTGTTGCGTGTAGTTCGCACTCGTGTTGAATCATATAACTAACAATATGATCTGTAATTGTTTTAAGGATTGTATTAGCTAAACTATTTTCATAATTTGGATTGTCGCAAGATTGATACTCTAAACACCTTATTAGCTGTATAACTTGCAAGGGGTTTTTTACTTTAAGATCATTAATACTTAAATTATTAAAGTTGTAGGGTTTGTTATTATCATCATAACGATAATTCACACCCTCACAATTTGCTTTTGATAACTCTAGGGCGACATCACCCAAAAAATCAAATTGCAAACGCTCCTTTTTATGGTAATAATTTAATGAATCAATACCTTTTAATTTATAAACATATAAAACAATTTGCTCTATGTGTTCTTTATCTACTATATAACTACTCATTTTTTCACTCTCCTTTAATAAATGGGTTGCTTATACCACGAAAGCCCCGAAAAGACGGGGCGCTAAATCGTGGGGGGTTTTAGTAAAAAATTCCTTGTGGGATGATTTCTCCTGTAGCTTCTCTAAATTTGACTTCGTCAAAATTTGGATTTTCTTGCTTTAAGAAATCGCATAAGTCATTCATAAACTCACGTTTATCAATAACGAACATTGGATTATTTCTAACGCTAGCCATTCTCCCGTTATTCTTAATTAGTTCAGCTAGTTTTATAAAGTGCTTTTTTGTCATCTTACTCTCCTTAATTAGTTAATGAACACTATCTATAATACGCACATTTTCACACATTGCAACACATTTTGATAAATTAATTATGGGTTTTTGTGTAAATCCTTTAATATAAGGGCATAAGGGCGATTAATTAAATCTTAATTAATTGGTAATAAATGGTATTTATTCGGAAAAATGACAACAAAAACACCTAAAAAGAGAGGACGCAAGCCAATAGTTATAGACTATGACCAAGTTGAACATTTGGCTTCTTTAAATCTTGGAATAATGGATATTTGCCGATCTATTGGGGTTGGCTGGGATACATTTAATAAGCATCGAAATAAAAAAAATTCTGAATTGTCGGACGCTTTAGCAAGAGGAAAAGCAAAAGGATTGCAACGCGCAACTTCTAAACTAGCCGAAAAAATAAACGATGGCGATTTTCAAAGTATCCAGTTTTATCTAAAATCAGCAGACCGCGAGCGCTGGGCTGAAAAACAAGAGCACACGCACACGCTCAACCTTAGCGAAATTATTACCTCGGCAAATTCGAGAATAATAGATCACAAGCCCGACGCGCTAGCGCCCGACGCGCCCGCGCTCGACATAAAACAAATAAACAAGGCCTCGAAGTCATGAGAGCTTGCGTGCGGGGTTGTATCTTCTCCCTTGTACCTACCCTACGCGCACGAACGCGCGAAGCTCTAGCGCCACTCTCCGCGCTTGTTATAGCGCGTTCACTTAATCCCGCGCGGGGCGCGCGCTAGGGTGATAGTGAACACTTACTATAATGAAAGTTAGTGCTTACTATCGCTGTAGACCCCCCAGGCTCGTTCAGGGCGCGGGGCAGTGTACATGGAACTGTTGCGATAATTTTTTTTAATTTTTTTTAAATTTTTTTTATGAAATATAAAGCCGAAGACGAAAAGAGATTGATGACAGAGATATGGTCGGTCAATGTAAAAGACGATCCATTAAACTTTGTTAAGTTTGCTTTCCCTTGGGGAATGAAAGACACCCCCCTCGAAGACTTTAAAGGCCCGCGTAAGTGGCAGGAAAAAATTTTACGAGAAATGACAATCCATATTGCTAGAAATGGCACTAGGGATTTACCAGAGATGTTTAGAATGGCTGTAGCCTCAGGTCGTGGTATTGGTAAATCTGCTTTGGTTTCATGGATTATTCTTTGGATGTTATCCACAAGACTAGGG